GCAGGCTTTGTAACGCCCTTGACCACCTAAGTAGAAAGAACAAACCACAATCAATTAGGTTTAAGGTAGTATGGAAATGAGCGATGTTATCATAAAACGCTGGCAGGATTTCACGGGCAAAGAGGCCGTTCATGAGGAGAGTGGGGAGAATTTTAATGACGCGTAGCTTTTACGATACGCATGACCTTTTGATGCCGATTGTTTACGGTATTGTTCCGATGGCTGGCGGAAGTCCAGTTTATATCGGTATGACCACGCGCCCTTCGCAGCGCATGGATAACTATAGGAATGTGCAAAGATGCACAAATGCGCGTCTTGCAAAATGGCTTACCTCGAACGAGGCTGGATTCGTCGTTCTGTACGAGGGTGATGATTACAAGGCGCAAGAGGCAGAGTTGATAGCCGCCAGCGCTGGAAGTCTATTTAATTTTGTTCGTGGCGGGGATCAAAACTGGCGGACGCATCGCAAGAAACCTTGGATGGCTAAGACTGGCATTCCATGCCCTTCTGACTTCGCGCTGAGGATGTGTGGAAAAGATGCGCGAGCTAAAGATTATCGGGCTTGGCGAGATAGCCTGTCTGATGCGGATAGGTGCTTACATGAAGTCGGGCTGGCGTACAGTTTAAGGTGGCACAGCGCGTTTATGAAGTCATTCAAAACATGGCTTTCTTTTACGTCTGATGCTGTCAACAACGCGATGAAAACGAGTAATTTTTCCCAACCCTATAGGGCGAGTTGACTATGTCCCAGAAAAAAACACCAAAATCAGTGGGAAGGCCAAGGTTTCAGCCTACCGCCGAGGAACGAAAAATCGTTGAGATGATGGCTGCACTTGGCACACCTCTTGATGATATGGCGCGTAATGTTCGCAAGGGTGGCATAGACGTTAAGACGCTACGGAAACACTTTGATGAAGAAATTTCAACTGGCGCGACACGGGCTAATATCAAGGTCGGAGGCGCTATGTATAATAAAGCTCTCGGCGGCGATGTACAGGCTCAAAAGTATTTCTTAAGCTGTAGGGCCGGGTGGACGGAGAAAAACGCCATCGAGGTGTCAGGCGGCGTGACAATCGAATTGGTGGACTTCACCAGTGCAGACAAGAATTAGAATCCCGCACAACTGGAAGCCCCGACCATACCAGCGCAATTTCTGGGCTGCAATGGCGCGAGGGTGCAAGCGTGCTGTGCTTGTGTGGCCTAGGCGTCATGGCAAAGATGACGTTTCGCTGCATTTTATGTGCTGGTCTGCATTGCAAAAAGCTGCGACGTACTGGTATATGCTCCCAGAAGCCGCTCAGGCGCGCAAAGCTATCTGGACGGCTATAAACCCGCACACAGGCCGGAAGCGCATTGATGAGGCGTTTCCACGGGGCATTGTTAAGCGCAAGAACGACCAGGAAATGTATATCGAACTGATTAATGGCTCCACGATCCAGATCGTCGGTTCGGATAACTATAACTCACTTGTTGGATCGCCTCCTTATGGCGTGGTGTTTTCTGAATGGGCTTTGGCAAACCCGTCAGCTTGGGGCTATCTGCGTCCTATCCTGCGCGAGAACGGTGGCTGGGCTATCTTCAACGGCACGCCACGAGGTCGCAACCACCATTCCACGATGTACGAGGCGGGGCTGGGTGACGACGAATGGTTCTGCGAGCTATTGACATGGAAAGACGCAGACGTTTTCACAGCCGAGGAAATGAAAAAAGAGCGGCTTGAATACGAGCGGGAACACGGCAAGGACCAAGGAAACGCTTTGTTTCAGCAGGAATACAACTGCTCGTTTGATGCCGCTGTTATGGGCGCGTATTACAGCGGCGAAATATCCAAGGCGGTAGAAGATGGGCGTGTGACCAAGATTGTGCATGATAAGGGATTGCGCGTTCATACCATGTGGGACTTGGGGCGGTCTGATAGCACTGTCGTCTGGGTTTTCCAGGAAGTCGGCAATAGCTGGCACGTCCTGCGCTGCATAGCCAACAACGGCGTGAACATTGATTGGTTTGCCAAAGAGTTGGACGGTCACGATTACACTTTTGGAAACCATTACATCCCGCACGACGGCGCACACGAACGCATTGGCATGGAAAAGAGCGTTGATAAGCAACTTGGAGACTTGCTGGCTGGTGAGGTTGTCGTTGTTCCGTCTCCGCCAGGGTCAAGGCAAGTCGGCATCACCGAAACCCGTAAACAGATCAATAAATGCTACTTTGACAAGGACGGGTGCCATGATGGGCTAGAGGCCTTGCGTATGTATCGCCGTGTGTGGGATGATAAGAACAAGCGGTTCCGGGATGAACCGCTTCACGATTGGACTTCGGACTATGCAGACAGCTTCAGGTGCGGCGTAATGGGCTATGAACCAGCAAGCGACTGGGGAAAACTCGAATATCCAAAGATGGATTATGTGTAAGGAAGGATACAGATATGGACGGAGGCATCATCGGCCTGATCCTAAAGTTGATTGGGTTGCTATAACGTGTTAATATTCGGCACTGACCGCTGTGAAGCGGCCTATTTCCTTGCAAGGGATTGAAAATGGACGACAGCGAAATCCTCAATATCGTGCGGCTCGAAAGCGCAGACGCCGAAAGCTATATCAATTCGGAGATCAGCGAGGACCGCGAGGAGGCGCTTAAATCGTATCTTGGAGAGCCATACGGCGACGAGGTTGCCGGGTCTAGCCAAGTCGTTACCCGCGAAGTCATGGAAACGATTGAATGGGCCATGCCTTCCATTCTCAAGGTGTTTGCGGGCGGCGATGACGTTGTTGATTTCCAGCCCGTTGGCCCCGAAGATGAGAAAAGCGCAGAGCAGGCCACCGATTACATCAATTACTGCTTCTACAACGACAATCCAGGCTTTTTAATCCTTAACACTTGGTTTAAGGACGCGCTCATTGCCAAGATGGGCGTGGTCAAATCATTCTGGGAAGTCAAAGAAAAGGCATACGAAGAAGATTACAGCGGGCTTTCGCAGGCGCAGTACAATCTGTTGACGGATAGCGACAGCGTTGAGGTTCTTGAGCATACAGCATACACGCAAGACGGCTTAGAAGTTGAAGACGGCGAGTTTGATGTGGCTGGCGTTGACGTTATGACCGGGCAGCCTATCGAGTTCATGCACGACGTTAAGATCCGCGTGACGACTAAAGAGGGCCGTATGAAGACGGTCAACATCCCGCCCGAAGAATTTTACATCTCACGTCAAGGCGTGGACCCTGATTCAAGCCCATATCTTGAGCACCGGGCAACAATGACGGCATCCGACCTTGTGGCGATGGGGTTTGACCGCAAGACCGTTGAGAGCATCCCGTCAGCGTCAGAAGACGATCCCAGTGGCGAGCGTCAAATCCGCATGGGGACATCTGATGATGAGGAAACCCGCGCCGATCCTGCCATGCGAGATATTACGGTCTATGAGAGCTATGTTTTTCTGGACAAGGACGACAGCGGGATTGCGCGCCGACACAAGGTTCTTTGGGCTGGCGAAGAAATCCTTGAAACGGAACTGTGCGAACACCAGCCTTTCTCGATTATTCAGACCATCCCAATCCCACACCGGGCGTATGGCCTGAGCCTTGCTGACATTGTGGTTGACTTGCAGCGTATCAAGACGACAATCATGCGCCAAACCCTCAACAATCTGTATCTCAGCAACAACCCTGAGCGTGAGGTTCTTGAAGGCAAGGTAAACATCGAAGATCTGATGCAGTCGCGCCCAGGCGGGTTGAAGCGCGTCAAGCAAATGGGTTCTATTCGTGAGATTGCATATCCGTTTGTGGCGGCGCAATCGTTTACCATGCTCGACGGTATCGACAGCATGATTTCGAAGCGGACTGGCATCTCAAACGCGGTGACGGGCATTGATGCAGACGTGCTCCAGAATGAGACAGCTACGGCGTCAAACAACCAAGCTGCGGCTGCGAACCAGCGGTTAGAGACGATCTGCCGGATCTTTGCTGAAACTGGCGTTAAGCACCTGTTTAAGACATATCTGCGTATGATGGTCAAACACCAGGACAAACAGCGGGTTATCCGCCTGCGGAATGAATGGGTTGAAATGGACCCGCGCAGTTGGAATGCTGAAATGGACGTTTCAATTGACGTTGGCCTCGGTCACGGCAACAAAGACCAGCAAGTAGCGCACCTGATGAATTTGATGAACTGGCAGAAAGAGATGCTTGCATCTGGTGGCGTCGGCATGGTGCGCCCGAAGCATATCTATAACACGTTCTCCAAGATTGTGAAGGCGATCGGGTTTAAGTCAATCGAGCCGTTTATGGACGATCCAGGCGACGAGCCATTGCCACAGCCAGAACAAGGGCAAGACCCGAATGCTGCACTGATCGCAGGCCAGATGCAGATAGAGCAGTTGAAAGCGCAACTGAAAATGGCTGAAACACGGGCTAAAATACAGGTTGATACTCAAAAGATACATGTCGACCACCAGCACGAAATGCACAAGCTGGGCCTTGAACGCGAAAAGCTGGACGTCGAGCGCGAGAAGATTGCTGCCCAGATGGATCAGACTGCGGCAAAGCTGGAAGTCGAAAAGGAAAAGGCCGGGGCGCAATTGGCTATGGAAGCCGACAGACTGCGGTATGACGCCGAGCAGAAAGAACGTGACCGTGGTATGAGTGCTGCTGAAAAGCGCGAAGACCGTATGCACCAAGCGGCTATTTCTGAACGCAAGTCACAAAAGATGGTGAAAATGCAGCGCGGGCCTGATGGTTCAATGACGGGGATGGTTGAAGAATAATGGCCGATGAACAGTTCATCCCTATTGGCGGGCTTATTGGCAAGAACCTTGACGCGGTTCGGCTTAACCAGACGGACGGCACGCCCGTGCTTCGAGAAGGCGTATTTGTTGGCGACCCTGACACGTTTGCAGCTAGGGCAGGCGTAACCAATACCACCCCAGCAACAGACGCATATGGCCTTGTGACGCGGCCTATCCTTTCTAACCAGTCTCTTGGCGTCGGTGATCTGACCGTTGACGCTTGGGGCTCGCAAAAGATGTCGCTCCCCTTCTCGCTGTTCAGCGGGATGTTTACCTTCGACATTCCACAAACCAAGTGGATGATGTACGAGAACGGAACGCAGGTTTATACCTCCACAGATATTGTGTCTGAGAATGGCGAGGGTGTCCTTCGCACCACTGCGACTAACTCCACACTGCTTATCGAATCCCGTACTTGCCCACGATACCAGTCCAACCGTGGGCACTTGTTCTCCACAGCGGGTTGGTTCCCTTCCAAGACCAATGACGGCATCCGTGAGTGGGGTGTTGGCACGGCGGAGAACCGTGTTAATTTCAGGCTCAAATCCGACGGGTTGCTGTACGCAGTCCAGCGGAGTGGTAACGTAGAGACACATGAACAACTGATTGACACCTCTGGCGTGACAGGTTTCGATGTCGAGAAGGGCAACGTGTACGACATCCAGTATCAGTGGCGTGGTGTGGGCAATTACTACTTCTACGTCAACCTGAAGTTAGTTCATACCTTTAGCCATCTCGGTACGCTGACGGCCTTGAGTATGGAGAATCCTGCTCTGCCTGTACGCCTTGCTGCACAGAGAACTACCCAAGACGTTGAAGCGCATTTCGGCTGTGTAGATATCACATCTGAGAATGGCGCAGAAGCTAAACTGGAATACGGTTCAGCCTACGCTGCCGCAGTAGCCACTGGCACAGATAAACCGATCATTGTGGTTAAGCAGCCGTTGTTAATAAACAGTGAGACGAATACCCGTGACTTGACGCTCACCCGTATTACCATGAACTGCACAAAGAAGGCCACGTTCAAGGTATGGAGCACGCGTGATGCTACGGCGTTCACTGGCCCTACGTTTGTTTCGGTGAACCAGGGTAGCTTTGTCGAGTCGGACTCCCCAGACATGGCGGTAGGGGCTGTTCGTGCCACGGCTGTGGATACGGCTAAGTTGCGGTTTGTCACTGCTGTGAACGTCGAAGCAAACGTCTCTCGTGAAGTCACAAACCCTGACCCGATTGCAATTCTTTTCCCGATTGTCCGAGGCGATTACATTGTGGTAACGGTGACGGCTTCCTCTGCTACGGCAGATTGCGTTATTGAATGGGGAGAGCACATCTAATGGTATTGACTAAAATTAAAGCAATGACGGGTGAGTACGAGTACATCAACCTTGATGCTATCGAGTCCGTCGAAGTGCATGACGACCACTACTGTATTTCTATCGGGACCGTTGGATGTATCTGTGCTGCACTGGATGACCCGACTATCAATGCTATAATCGCAGCGGCAGACGCATAATGCTGGCGTCTCTTCTGCTCAACAACGCCTACGCGGGCCACGGGAAGCCGAAGCGGGACTATGTTTCAAATGATCGGTTTATCCATTATCAGGGGGTGACGTATGACACAGACGACAAGCCCGAAAAAGAAACCGTTAGGCGCATTGTCAAAGCCGTCGCCAAGATCAACGTACCAAAAGAAGTTCGAACTGAGATTAATGCCCTATCCCGCGTGTTGTTGGATGATGGGGCACAGCGATCTATACAGCGACAGCTTGAACGAGCAAGAGATTATCGAAGGCTTGCCGAGTTGCTAAGGGCGCATGTTCAAGAGGTTGCCGACGCTGAAGAAGCTGCATTTATGTTGTTGCTGATGGAGTTGTGATATGCCGAGCATAAAAGAATACCAACGCGGGTTCTCACAGCTAAATGACGCGAATTACAATGATTTCATGCGCGGCGGCATCCTTTACGATCCGGCTCAGACTGACGTTGGAGAGACATTGCCGTGGGTGAAAGCTGCTAAAAGTGGCGTGCTAGGCTCTTTCATCTATGACGAAATATCCAACCCGCTGCTTGACTGGCGGGGCGCAACTACGTCACCTGGGACCAGGACGTGCTAAACCGCATGAAGCTGTTGGAACGCAATGGTGAGACGTTTGACACGTATGGGCTTCTAAACGACCCTCTAGCTGCGCCTATATTTTGCGACTAGACGAACACGCAACACTGTGGCATAATTGCTCCGCACTGTGACGAAAAGGTTACACAATGGCTTTCGGACTGCTAGAAGACCCGATCTGGAAGGCTCCGGCGCAACAGGCTAATGCTTGGGGTGACGATTACGGCGTGCAGCCTATCGACATTCGGCGGTATGGCATCTTGCCGGAACCGCCCGTTGCACAGGCTCCTATTGATCCCATCGCTGCGGCGCGTCAGAACCCTGTTTATACTGCGTATCCAAACGCGGGCGGCGGTGATGGTGATAGTTACAACAGCCAGAACACCAGCGCCCCGTACAGCGGTTCTTTTGACCCGGTTGGCGGGCTAACATCCGCGCTTGGTGGCGGCGGGGCGGGTTTTGGTGGATTCGGCGGGTTAGGTTCATTTACTGGAACACCAGCGGAACAAGCTCAGGCCATGGACGTGGCACAAAAGGCGCTTGGATTAGGCGGCGCATTTGTGTCGTCCCCGATGGGAATTTTAGGAACAATTGCCGGGGAAGCTGGGCGGCAGATGGCGAATACTGCATATAGCCCTTATGGGACCATCGGGTTCCTTGAAGATATAACCCGTCCCGATTTCATGTATGGCTCTCCAGAGGATATTCTTTCTGGTCTTAAAAGTGCACAAGATACTGTTATAGGGGGCGGGATGCTTTCAAATGAGGATAAAGAAGGAATCGCCTCTTTCCTGTCAACCAAGGGATTTGACGTTGAAGCTGACGACATCACAGACTATGGGACAATCAAGGGCAGCGAGCAGACAAACATGCTGAATGCACAAGATTTCACGCCGACGCCTAATAACGTCAATGGGCCTGTAACTGGTCTAGGGTTATTGGATGCTGTTGCTTTGGAAAATATGCTCGCTGAACAAAACGCGATGATTGGAAATATCATGTCAGGTCTAGGGCGTCCAGGGCAACAAGTGTCAAGAGAATCAAGCGAAGTAGAAGCACAAAATGAGATCGCCGCTCAGGCTGCTGCTCAGGCTGCTGCTATGGCTGCGGCGATGGCTGGCCCCCCTTCGGCGGCAAACAACTGGGGCTGGGGCGGAAACTTCGGCGGCTGGGGCGGCTTTGATGCTGGTGGGTATAGCAGCAACTCAATGTCAGACAGTAGTGGTGGCGTTGGCACTGGTAGTACTGACGATGCAAGCTCAAATTCAGGGTATGCAGGATGACCAACGTGATTGCATTAGAGAACGAAAAACGCTCGGCTTATGAAGCGAAAAGCCTTGCAAACAACAAGATGTTAGTTGAAGCGTTTGATGAACTGGAACGCTCCTACATCGAATTGGCCCAACAGGCCGATATTAAGGACGATGAAACCCGTCGCAACGCTGTGACGGCTTCGAATGTGGTCAAGGCTGTGCGCCAACACCTCCGATCTTATATGGATACTGGGGTACTAGCCGAGGCTGAATTAGCTCAACTGTCTGGTAAGCGGAGACGCTTTCGCTGGTAGGTGGCTTAAACTTTGAGCGTCGGATGACGGTCAGCATCTCTACGGAGACTAAAAACCATGATTGAGAACACGGGTGCGCCCACTCTCGAAATGCCGCAAACCCTTGAAGGGGCTGCGGATTTTCTCGTTGGCAAAATGGCGGACAGCGAAAATGCTACACCCGCGCAGGCCGATAGCGAGGTAACGGAAGAAATCGAAGAAGATCCTTCCGATGACGTTGGTTCTGAACTGGAAGCCCAAGACGGCGAAGGTGATGACGAGACGGAATTAGAAGCCACTGACGAAGACAAAGAACACTCGCCCGTTGATTATATTGAAATCGACGGCGAACAAGTCTCTTTGGAAGACGTCGGCAAGTCGTACATGCGGCAGGCTTCTTATACCAAAAAGATGCAAGAACTTGCTGCACAACGCCAAGAGTTTGAGGCGATGCGCGGTCAGGAAATTGCGGCTTTAAACGCAGAGCGCGAACACATCAAAAAAGTCTTGGAAGCAGTCGGAACCCAGGAAAATAGCGAGCCTATTGACTGGACGCGACTGGCCCAAGAAGACCCCCTGGAGTACATCGCACAGAAGGCGAAGTATGACGAGGCGCAGGCACGCAAGTCTGCATTTGATGCGGAACGGCAGCGTTTGGCACAAGTGACGGCTCAACAGCAACAAGCCAAGATGCAGGAATATCTTGCTCAACAAAAGGCTAAAGTTATTGAGGCAATCCCTGAGTTGACTGGAAAGAACGGGAAAGAGTATCGGTCCGATATTCTCACCTATCTGGAAAATTCTGGGTATTCGAAGGCGGAGCTTCAGCAAATGGCTGATTCTCGTGCTGTTATACTGGCTGATAAGGCTCGTAAATACGACGCGCTTATGGGCAAGGATGGACCCGCTTCAAAGAAAGTCACGACCACGCCAAGGGTTGTCAGGCCGAAAGCACAAACGACTTCGAAGGGTAAAGCCTCAGAGGCGAAACGTGCAGCTATTTCTCGCGCTCAAAAATCGGGCAGCATTGACGATGCCGTTAGTGCTCTTTTAGCTTAATGCCAATTTAGGAGATTTTCAATCATGGCAGCCCCAACAAATACCTTTCAAACCTACGATGCAGTAGGCAACCGCGAAGACCTCGTTGACGCAATTTACAACGTGGCCCCGTGGGAAACCCCGTTTATGTCCAAGATGGGCAAGACTTCTGCAACCGCGATTAAACACGAATGGCAGACCGATACGCTTGCCGCTGCCGCTAACAACGCCCAGATCGAAGGCAGCGATGCCACGACCTTGGCAGCTACCGCTACTGTTCGCCTGGATAACTACACGGTTATTTCGGACAAAGTTGTTCGTGTTTCCGGCACCCAGGACGCAGTGAACAAAGCTGGCCGTGCTAAAGAAATGGCGTACCAGTTGGTTAAACGCGGTCACGAACTGAAAAAAGACATCGAGTTGATGATGTTTGCCAACACTGCGAAGGCTGTTGGTACGGACACCGTGGCTCGGCAGGTTGCTGGGTTTGAAACCTACATCACCACGGCAACGTCTGCGGGTGCTGGTGGCTCTGACGCTGCGGGTACGGGCGCAGACACCCGCACCGATGGCACCCAGCGTGCATTCACCGAGTCCCTGTTGCTTGACGTTCATCAAACTGCATGGAACGCTGGCGGCAACCCTGAAACGCTTTATGTCGGCCCGTTTAACAAGCGTGTGGCTTCCGGCTTCACGGGCGTTGCAACGAAGTTTAAGGACGTTGACGACAAGAAAATAGTGGCGTCGGCAGACATTTATGTGTCTGACTTTGGCGAAATCAACATTGTCCCCTCTCGCCAGTGCCGTTCTCGCACGGGCTACTTGGTTGATCACAAGATGGTCAAAATGGCTACCTTGCGTAACATGACCACGGAAGACTTGGCCCGCACTGGTGACAGCGAACGCAAGCAGTTGATCTGCGAATGGACGTTGGAAGTATGCAACGAAGCCGCACACGGTTTGATTTCCGATCTGACCACGGCTTAATCTGGTTAGGGGCAGGCTTCGGCTTGCCCCTTCCCTAACATTTGAAAGGACCAGATTATGAGTGACATTCTATCAATTGACCACACGACGTTGACGGTTACGGAAAGCGACATTTCGACGGCTGGCAGCGTTTGGGTGGTTTCACCTACCGACGGCAAGATTGTGTATTTTGCCTCTGTCATTGATGGCGCGATTGCCACGGCTGACGCCGCAATTACAATGGAACTTGGCGGCACGGAAGTTACTGGCGCGGCCTTGACCATTGCAACGGCTTCGTCTGCTGCTGGTGATGTGGACAGCGCGGTTCCTACCGCCTTGAACCATGTTTCCAAAGGCCAAGCAATCGAAATCATCACGGATGGCGCAAGCACAAATACCGTGTCTGCGACCTACACCGTGGTTATCAAACACACCACCAACTAAGGTCTGGGGGGCTTCGGCTCCCCATTCCCTTCAACAAAGGACACCGACATGGCGAAGCGAACAACGCAAACGAATGACACCGAAACTGCACAAGCAAACTATGCTGGCGTTTGCGAAGTTGAAATTATTGTCCCGAACGTCTGGGCTGGTGGCGTCAAGTATCTTTTGGGCGATAAGGTCACGTTAAGCGCGGATGTGGCGGAATTGCTTATCAAAAACGGGCAGGCAAAATGAAGCACTCTGAAATCTTATCCAGCACCGGGGGAATCACGACGACGCTTGGTTTCGATGAGAACAGCGGGATGTTGCTCGTTAAGAATAGCGCAGACATTCAGGCCAACCTTGACCAGAATAAAGAAATTCGTAACGACAACCTGGGGCGCGGCAAGAACATGCGGAAGGTGGCAAGCATCCCCTTGCACGTTCTTTATGAGTTGCAGGCCATGTGGAAGGCAAATGACATCGACCCGAAGGTTGGGTTGAAGAAGTTCCTCAACGATCCCGATATGGCTTATTTCAGAACAGATGAAAGCAAGGTCTGATGCGTAAAGTCGCTATCATAGGGCAAGGACCAGGGGCGGAATACGCCCCTAAAGACTGGGAACGGTGGGGCTTGCCTTGGGCAAAAGATTACAGCCTTGATAGATACTTTGAACCGCATGAAAATTGGGAAACGATGGGCGCATACGAAGACATCCCATCTGATGTGCTAAACGATTGCGGCGCTCCTGTGATGTTAATTAACGTGCACAACGCAGTTCCGAAGTCGGAGCGTTACCCTATAGAAGCCGTCATTGAAGAAGTTGGCAACTATCTTGAATGCAGCATCTCGTTTGCTTTGGCCTATGCTATACTTAAGCGCATCCCGACCATCGGCTTATACGGTGTAAGCGGTGACGACGGCTATTCTAGCCAGCGTCCTAATATTGAATACCTGATCGGCTATGCGCGGGGGTTGGGGATTGCAGTGCATGTTGACGGAGCAAGCAAGTTGCTAACAAGTGAGTTCAAGGCTGGGCGCTATGGCGTCGGCAAAAGTGAAAAAAAGGTCTAACCAATGGCGATCAGCACATATTCGGAACTTCAAACAGCAGTCCAGAACTGGCTCGCCCGTTCTGATGCTGACATTGCGTCAAGGTCTGTTGAATTTATTGCGCTGGCAGAGGCGCAGTTTAATCGTGACATGAAAAGCCGTCGCATGGAGACGCAAACGACGCTTACAACGGTGGGAGGGACTGAAACCGTTGCGTTGCCTGCTGACTTTATCGAGGCGCGTGCATTGGTTATTCAGACCACACCAACGTCGACGCTTACTGTTGTAACGCCTTCTCAATTGGCCTCAAATTGGTCCGACGGTTCAACAGGTATTCCCATTGAATACTCAATCATTGGCGACAACATCCATTTTGGGCCGACGCCGGACAGCGCGTATGGTGCAAAATTAACCTATTATCAACGCATCCCATCGCTTACGGACGCTGCGCCAACAAACTGGCTTTTGACGTACCACCCAGACGCTTACGTCTATGGCGCATTGTTGCAAGCTGCGCCTTATCTGATGAATGATGAGCGTGTGCCTGTCTGGGGCGCATTTTATGACCGTGCAATCCAAGGCATCGAAAACGAAACTGCACGCGCAACATGGAACGGTGGCCCGCTTGTGGCGCGGGTTGGCATTTCGATTGATGGGGACGGACCAAGATGGCGGTAATTGAGTGCGGCCCGTGGCGACCTGACCAGCCAGAGCTTGGATCTCCGGGCGTTACTGAGGCAATTAACTGCTACCCAGCTTCACGCGGATTTAGGCCTATGCTGGGCAAGGCTGAAATGTCAAACGCGCTCACGGCTAGGCCTTTAGGCGCGTATGCAGCTACTAGCTTGGCTGGTGTGGTGCATAATTACGCTGGGGACGCGACAAAGCTATATGACCTCAATGCAGCGACATGGACGGACATTTCCAAGGTTGGCGGCTACACAAACACGGCTACATATTGGGATTTTGCAGAGTACGCAGGCATTTCGATTGCCACTAACTTTGCTGATAATCCTCAGTTTGTTGATATGGATGCAGGAAGCCCTGTTTTTGCTGATCTAACAACAGCGTTCAAAGCACGTTACTGCGCAGTTGTGCGGGAATTTGTCGTTTTTGGCAACACCAACGACGCAACGGATGGCAACGTTCCGGGGCGTGTTCGCTGGTCGGCTGCTGGTGATTATACGGATTACACTGTATCAGCAACAACGCAATCTGATTTTCGGGATATTCCTTTTGGTGGCGCGATCCAGCGTGTTTTTGGCGGTGAATACGGCATCATATTCTTGCGGCGTTCAATTGTTCGCATGACGTATGCAGGTCCGCCCGTTATATTCCAGCTTGATGAAATTGCGCCAGATACGGGCCTTTATGCGCCGGGTGCAGCGGCCCAAGACGGCGAAGTTATCTTTTTCCTCGACAACTCTGGCTTTTACGCACTATCTGCGGGCCAAAACGTGTCACCAATTGGCAACGAAAAGGTAGACAATTGGTTTTGGCAGGAATTGGACGGCACACAAAAAGACCGCATTTCCTGTGCAATTGACCACAAAAACAAGATTGTTTCATGGGCGTTTCCAGCGTCAGGCAACATCAACGGCAAGCCTAACCGGGTGTTGCAGTTTGACTATGAGATTGGCGAGTGGACATATTCAGACATTGACAGCGATCTAATTTACAGCGCTCTGACTGTTGGCTTTACGATTGACACGCTGGACACTTTAGCGGCAAATGCGGACGCACAAACCATTTCGGCTGATAGCCCTGTGCTATTTAGCGGGAATAAATACATGGGCGTCTTTGATGACTTCAAACTAAATTATTTGGCAGGCTCACAGCTTACGGCAACAATAGAAACAAAAGAAATCCAGCCCGCGCAGGGTAAACGTTCTGTAATCACTGAAGGCTGGCCCATGGTTGATGGCGGTGAAACAACAATCACAATCGGCACACGAAACCGACAGCAAGACGATGTTGTATGGGGTGCAGCGTCAGCCGTTAACACTGTTGGTTTCGCTCCGTTGCGTTCTGAGGGCCGTTACATCCGCGCACGCATGGAAGTGACGGGTTTTTGGGATGAGATCCAAGGCATCGAATTGACAGGCGCAGGTCAGGGCAGGCGATGAGTTTTCCAACCGTAAATCAAGACGAAAAAGACCATCGCAAGGTTAATGCTGTTGTGCGAAACGTGGTCGACGGCAAGACGAACAACACGGCAAGCCTGACTTTAACTGCAAGCGTAGGCACAACGGTTGTGACTGACTTTCGGGCAGGAGCGGAAAGCTATGTTTGCTTTATGCCGTTGACGGCAAACGCGGCGGCTGAATTAGCGGCGGGAACGATGTATGTATCCAGCCAAGGCACGAATACATTTACGATTACTCACCAAAATGCTATAACTACAGACAGAACATTCAGATATATCGTGGTCGCATAATGTGTTATTATGCAACCCGGAACGCTGTGAAGCGACCCTTTTCTTTTCGGAGACGTGACAATGGGCAAGATTTATGGTGTAGCAGAGTTCGACGGGGACTACAATCCTCGCCCGTACGTTGACGGCGTTCGCCAAACATGCTCGATTTTCCGCACATGGGTGAATATGTTGCGGCGTGTGTTTAGGCGGTCTGACGCCTCATACATTGACGCTTCTATTTGTGAGGAATGGCTGAAATTCAGCAATTTTTCCGCATGGATGAAGTCGCAAGATTGGCAAGGTAAACACCTAGATAAAGATGTTCTGCTGCCCGGCAACTCACGTTATGCGCCTGAATTGTGCGCCTTCGTTGACCGCCAAGTGAACAATGCGCTCACGCACACAAAATCTACATCATCTATTGCTCCGGGCATTGATTATGCTCGTGACGGCAAGTCTTATCAGGTTCGAGTTTCTGATTGCGGGAAACGTAAGCAAGTGGGAACTTTTAAGAAGTTGGATGATGCGAAGTCGGCTTACGCACATGCTAAGGCTGAGATTTTAATCAAAATGGCGAACGCTGAAAAAGACGCTCGTGTCGCCAATGGGCTTAGATTGCACGGTTTGTGTGTTCGGCACGGACTTTCAGCGTCTGAATTGCAGGAGATTTAAACCATGCCATTTCTTGACGGAGGCTTCTTAGGCGGGATGTTGGGCGGCGGCTCAAGCCCGGCTCAAATCCAAACGCAAACGACGTCGAGTTCCCCTTGGGCACCTCAACAGCCGTATTTAGAGGAAATTTTCAAGGGCGCACAAGATGCTTATGGATCTGCTGCCCCTAGCTTTTACCCGAACAGCACTGTCGTCGATTTCAGCCCGCAAACGCAACAGGCGTTAGGTGGCATTGAACAACGCGCAACCGCTGGGTCGCCTTTGCAACAACAGGCCATGCAGCAAGCCCAGAACACGGTTCAGGGGGACTATCTGCAAGCGTCACCGTTCCTATCAGGAGCTTACGAGCAGGCCATGCAGCCTGTTATGCAGCAATGGCAAAACCAGATCGCGCCGGGTATCGACGCCCAGTTCATCAATGCAGGTGCAGGCGGTATGCGCTCAGGTGCCTATGCGAATGCCCGCAACACGGCTGAAGACACTCTAGCCCGTGCAATGACTGGCACCGCTGCTGATATGGCTTACAAGGACTACTCCAAAGAGCGCGGATACCAGAACCAGATGATCGGCGCGGCTCCTGGTCTTGCACAGTCTGATTACGCTGACTACCAGCAACTGATGAATGTTGGCGGCGCTCGTGAAGGTTTGGCACAAGCGCAATTGCAAGAGAACATTGACCGCTATCAATTTGAACAGAACAGGCCGTGGGAACAGTTGGCCCGTTATAGCGGCATGGTTGGCGGTGGGTATGGTCAACAGACGACGCAACAAAAGCCGCTTTACAGCAACGCGGGCATGAACTTCCTCGGCGGTGCATTGGGTGGCGCTCAACTCGGTTCGATGACTGGTATGGGTGCTGGATACGGCGCTCTTGGCGGTGGCATCTTAGGTTTGATGGGATAGATCATGGCAAGTATCTGGGATATGTTTGACAACAAGCCAGTGGGCGCGAACCCTGCGGTTAATCCTTACGCCAATATGTCCGGCATGATGGGCAACCCGTACCAGAACCCTATGATGGGCGCTATGGGTGGCGCATCACGAGCTATAGCGCCTCTGATGGGGCCGCAAGAACGCCCTGTGAGCATGGGCCAATTCCTAGCTGCTGCGGGTGGCGGCGCTATGCAAGGCGGTCAGCAAGCCCAGATGCAGAATATGCAGATGCAGGAAGTGCAACAGAAGTTTGCGGATGCGAAAACGGCTAGGGAAAGAGCGGCACAGCAGCAATCGGCGATGCAAAACTTAGCCAAGCAGTACCCGCAATATGCCCACCTGATTGCAGCAGGGAAAGGCGATGAAGTAGCGGCTGCATTAACGCGTGCACCTGTAGCAGCCAAGACTGAATGGGCAATCGGGCCAGATGGAAAGCCGGGGATGTTTTCTGAAGCAGAAATCATGCAGAAAGGCTACCAACCAATCCCAAAAACACCTCTAGTTGACATGGGCAACGACGGCCTTCCCAAGCATGTCAGCGGACGTATTAACTCGCTTTATGACACTATTCCCGTTCTCGAAAAGACGGTTGATAACGCGTCTTCTATGTACAACCTTGCGTCTCAAACCCCAACGGGCGCGGGCGCTGATTTTAAGGTGTGGGGTGCAAAGTGGGCTGATGCTCTTGGGTTTCCTGTTGACATGGACGAAATTGCCAATATGGAGCAATTCAAAGCCAAGCAAATGGATTTTGTAATGGAACGCATCGCCGGAACGAAGGGCGCAATTTCAGAAAAGGAAATGGCTGCATTCAAGGAAAGTGTGCCAAACATGGGTAATACACCTCGCGGCAACATGATTATTGCTAAGGTTATGGAAGCACAGGCACGCCGGGAGATGGAATTAAACCTGATGGAGGCAAGCCTTCTTGAAGGTGGTGCCAGCCGTAGCGAAGCCATTAGGCAAGTTTCAAAGCGTCGTGATGAATTCCGGAAAACGCCTGTTTTGTCTGACGATGAATTGGCCGAAATTAAAGGCTTTCCCAGTAAAGCAGCTATGGGCGAAGTTGGTAAGGTGCCGTCAACTGGAGATGGATGGTCGATTCGTCCTGCTGGGGTGCAGTAATGGGCAAGTTTATTATAACGGGGCCGGACGGCAAAGAATATGAAGTTCACGCCCCTGATGGCGCGACAGAAGCCGACGTTTTGGCTTACGCTAAGTCACAATTTTGGAACGCTGCGCCGCCACGAAAAACAATTCAGGACGTTTCACCATTTGACCAAAACATTGTAAACCGTGGCGATGTTTTTTATCCGTTTGGAACAGAAAAAGACACAGGCAAGGAGGTTTTGGCGTGGCCCCATGCAGTTAAAAACATTGTTGAGGGCGCGATGATGCCCGGTCACTTGCTTAGTGGTGGCACAGTCACGCCCGACGAGATGATGACTGGGGCGATGGCGATCACGCCGGGAGGGCGTGGGATTGTTCAAAGTAAGATGCGCCCCAAAACGTCTAAAGAGGTTAAGGCTCCAGCCACTAAACTTTACGGCGAAGTCGAACAATCTCCAGCTATTCTTGCCCCGAAGGATTCTCTCGACTTATTAACTGGGCTGGAAGCTATGCTCCGCGACGAATCAATTCTTCTAAGTGGATACCCAAAGGTGCGGACTATATTGCAGGATTTGAAGCGCTACAAGGGCAGTGAAATTCCAATGAAGCGTCTTATGGCGCATTTGCGGGTTTTAAACAAAGACGTAGGCAAGGATGAGGCCCGCGTGGCTGGCATTGTGTCCGATTACATTAAAGAACACTTTGCTAAGAATACGGTGCCAGAAGCTATTGATGATTTTGCCAAACTAAAGCAGGCCGACACATTGTGGGCGAAGGGGAAAACGCTTAAACTGATGGAAAATTCTATTGAGAAGGCAAAACATGCACCAGTAGGCTTTGAAAGTGGGTTGCGAAATGAATTCCGAAAAATACTGAACAAGGTTATTGATGAGAAACTGTACGTTCCTGCTGATGTTAAGAAGGCAATTGAATTGGTCGTTGACGGCAGTGCATCAACGGCGGTGTTGCGTAAGATTGGTAAACTAGGCCCAGGTATCGGGAACCAGACGAATATGCTTGTGACGGGACTGCTAGGCGGTGCTGGCGTGACAGGTATGGCAACGGGCAACCCAGCCATAGCTGCTGCTGCTGCTGCCACTTCTGTTGCTGGTGCTGCTGCACAACAGGGTGCAAGAAAAGCGACAATTAGCGCAGCACAAGACACATTAGCGAAGCAGGGTGGGCTGACACCGACTGGACAGCACCGTGTGCCTATTGCCCCAACAAATGCGCTTCCAAAGATGTTATCCCCGCAGATGGGAGGCGGCGAATACCCACCCGGACACCCGTTGCGCGGTTTGTTGTTCGACGAATATGGTCCTTTTCTTTAGGAATAAAACATGGCTGAAATCAACGACTGGAATGTTAGCGCAGCGTCAAACAACGGGACGCCGCCAAATGGCGCACCTGAAGGGATGCTGGTTTCTGACTTTAACAACACCATGCGCGAGAACATGGCTGTTTTGAAGCGGTGGTACGCGGACACGAACGCATCTATCACACCCGGCGGCACAGTTGACGCCATCACGATTGCGGCTAACCAAACGCTTTCTGCCTACTATGATGGTCATGTGATTGCCTTTGAGGCTGCTGGGCCGAACACAGGGCCTGTGACAATCAATGTTGACAGTTTGGGTGCTAAGTCGCTCAAACACCCCGACGGCTCTGCAATGGTGGCGGGTGAGATTGTTCTGGGGCAAAAGGTTATTGCAATTTACGACGGCACAAACTACCAGATCGTTTCGTATTTCTTGGATGCGTCTGTAGGTGCGGCTGCTGCTTCTGCTGCTGCGGCGAGTGCTGCGGCTGCTTTAACGTCTGAAAACAACGCGGGAACAAGCGAAACAAACGCTGCGGCAAGTGCAGCAGCGGCGTTGGCAGCCCAGACGGCTGCTGAGTTGGCGGAAACAAATGCGGAGACGGCGGAGACTAACGCCGAAGCGTCTGAGGTTGCGGCTGCTGCGTCTGCGGCTGCGGCCCTCGCGGCTACAGTTGGCAAGTACAAAGACGTTATTGCGCTCACTTTTGCCGACAGTCCGTATACTCTCGCAGCCATTACCGAGAACACTCTGCTCAATGTCACCACCACTGGCGGTAATGTTGTTATCAATCTGCCAGCATCGTCTGGCTTGACAGACGGTATCCTCGTCGGTGTGAATAAGATCGGCTCCACCAACACCGTGACAGTGAACCCAAATGGGGCGGACACCATCGGCGGCGCTGCGTCGTTCGTGCAGTACGACGACACGGAGTGGTCGGATCTGTACCTCAACAAGACGATTACAGACTGGCAGTTGGGCAACTTGTCCTTCACGTCTGCGGGCACCGGTCTGGAAAAGACTGGCTCGACAATCGGTATCGCTGCGGGCGGAGTAGACACCACCCAGCTTGCTGATGACGCCGTTACCCCAGCAAAAGCTGTCGCCGGGATTAGTGCTCAGGCAGGCACCACTTACACCTACGCCCTGACAGATAACCTTAAAGTGGTAGCTCATTCCAATGCCTCCGCCATTGCAGCGACGATCCCAACCAATGCCTCCGTTGCATTCACTGCTGATGAAGTCCGCATTGACATCATGAACGAAGGTGCTGGTGCTCTTACTGTAAGCGGGGACACAGGCGTTACTGTCAACGGCGTCTCTGCCGGGTCCTTCACGCTTACACAATACAAAGGTGCAACGATCATCAAACGCGGGACTGATACTTGGGTAGCACCTAATCAGACGGTGGCTTAAGATGCTGCATAATATCCCACTTGGAATTTTGGCCGCAAGAAAAATCACCTACTCCTTTACGGCGAGTGGAAAATCAAACGCTGATACTGCATCATACACGTTAACATCTGCATCAATAGGAACAGCTACGGCGGATAGAATTGTCGTCGTTTCAGTCGTCGGCGTTGGCGACTCGACACATTCGGTAACAATTGGTGGGAACGCTGCAACGGAAGTTATCAGTTACGCGGGGACAAGTGGGCGGGCATCTTTGTATGCGCTATCTGTACCGACTGGTACAACCGCTAATGTTGTTGTCACCGTTGGTGGGACTGATTCGCTGGGTGTTTCTGTTTACGCCATGTATGGCGCAAGCGGAACAACCGCACATGATACGGCAACCGCCAATGCGGACCCGTTGACGACAACAATTGACATTCCTGCTGGCGGTGTAGTTTTTGCGGTCGCTGATGCTTACAACGCTTCGGCGTTAACATTTGCGTGGACAGGCGTTGATGAGGATGTAAATTTGGGGCCTCTTAGTGCTGGTCAGGACCATGGAGCAATGGCATCACGCACCTATGCAGCACAGAGTTTATCAACGACCATTACGTGCGACCCCAGCTTAGCGGTTTCAGAACGCGCTATGGCTGTGGTGTCGTTTGGCCCGTAACTGAATAACATTAACGGCAAACTCAACGGCCCAACGGAGAATACAGCGCGATGATCGAACTCTTTGCCATAGCATTAATGGGCTTTCTCCGTCGCTTGCAAGGGCGTAATTTGGGGACGCACAGCCTTCGTGAGTTCATGAACAAGCTGGCTATTCGGCTTGGTTACGTCGTTGTTATCGCAACTTGCTTTGAGTGGGACTACTGGTGGAACGGCGTTGTTTGGGGACTATTCGTCGGATTCGCGTATCTCAATATGTGGCATGAATACGGTAATGATGGATGGGATGCAGTTAAACGTTATGGTCCTGCTGGAATTTTCTATCCATTAGCTAATCGTTATTGGCCAGGAACTTGTTGGTCTTGTGTCGGTGAAATTGGTTTAGGCGTTGGGGTTGGCGTCTATACTTATCTTGTTTCAATAATCTTGTAATCCTTGGATCGGACAATGCGAATGGCTTTAGACGAAATGACCATCATCAAAGGAACTCTGGCTACCATGTCCGGGGTATTCGCATGGCTGTTCAAGCGCCAGGTTGATCGTATTGATGAGCTAGAAGACTCATTGGCAAAGGCTGCGGTGATACGTGCTGAAACGCACAAAGACGTTAAACATTTAGCTGATGGTGTGGATGCTTTGCGGATAGAATTTAAAGCCCATATTGCCCATGAGGAACACTCCGGTCGTGAGTTGTATAACGCTGTAAACATAATGAACGATAAAATGGGTGATCTTTCTAAGACTGTAGCTGTACTAAATGACCGTATGGCCAGAGGTGATAAAGTATGATTGATGAAATGTTTGCAAGCTGGCAGTTCTGGGCGGCTATCATTGTCTGGCTCGCTGGACATGCAGCGCATAATGCAGTGCTGTCTTGGCGCATGAAAGTAACGGAGAACCGCTTACGGCGTATCGAAGATAGAATGGATGGAGCTAAGTGATGACGTTTCATTTCGGAACTACATCGACCAAGCGGCTTAATACCTGCCACCGAGACATTCAGGCTATTATGATTGAAGCGCTGTCCAACAGCCATGTGGACATGACGATTGTGTGTGGTGAGCGCACTGAGGAAGAGCAAGAGAGAGCATTCGACGAGGGATTTAGCAAGGCACACTATGGACAAAGCCCACACAACTTCTCACCCTCGCGGGCAGTTGACGTTGCGCCTTACCAGCACGGACAAATCCAATGGGATCATGTTGGATTGTTTGACACTATTGCAACATACATCAGGGAAGCTAACGATAAACTCCTCAGAGAGGGCATTGTGTCTATCGAACTGGAGCAGATCGGCACGTGGGACAGGCCACATTATGAAATCGTCGGGTGGAAGGATATGGACTAATGGACATTCTTGCTGGATTGCTTGGCACTGTTGCCCCTACTATTGCTACGGCCCTGCTTGGTCCTGCTGGGGGGATTGCCGTTAAGTTCCTGGGTAGCCAGTTGCTTGATAAAGAGGACGCCCCAATTGCTAATGTGATCGAGGCTGTGAAAGCTGCGCCGGAAGAAAAACTACGTGACCTAAATAAGCAATATGAGAATGAGACTGCTCGGCTGGTTAATGAACAAGGTGAGATAACTGATACGCTCGTTGATAAGATCGACACTGTAACGGCTGGTAGGATTGCTTGGCTTCGTATGGCTACACGCCCCCGTGTGGTGTTAATGATGGCACGATACATAATGCTCCCGCTCTATGTCATGGCCATAGATGGTGCGTTGGCGTTCATTAACCTGTGGCTCGTGTTCTTCGATCATCCCAAACAGGTGGGATACCTTGCTGCCACATTCTTTGACACGAACTCGACTTACTTCTCCATGTACCAAGCAGGTGTTGCTCCAGCGGCCACCATCGTGGTATCGTACATGACGCTTCGACAGATCGAAAAGAGCGGTAATCCGTTCTCTGGCTTGGGTGATGGTATCGCTAAACTATTTAGTAAGAAGTAAGCTAAGTAGTCGGCATCACTCAATACTCTCAAGCACCCCAATCACTGTATCAATGTCACTGCTAACACCCAATTCTGCTGCACTAAAGCGGGCACTTTCAGCGGCGTCGATCAATACTTGGTCGTCCAAGGCGTCACCGTTGTATGCTTCGATAGTTTCAGCAGCGCGGTTCAGTGCTACTTCTAAGTCTGATGCGAGCTTTACGATAAGGTCACTTTTCTTCATTGCTTCATCCTTTCAAATTGAGTTAAGTCCACGTTCCAATACCCGCCAGTTCGTATGTCTTCAAAGACGCAGAACGTGGCGTCCTCTGGTGCACAGTCATCGCCACTGTCGTCATACCAGTTGTCGATGTGCATCATGGTGCCGTCAGTAAATAGTGCTATGCCATCTTGGCGGTGGATTGCTTCTACTTCCTTAGTCATAGTTCAGTCTCCGTTTTCAAACTTGCCGCACCAGTCCTCATGCGTTGTGATAGGCCATGCAGAAGAGCTTGCTTCGTGGAG